ATATGGACTTGCAGGAAAAAGCAAAGAAGATAAGTTAAAAGAAACGGTTCCTAACTATCAAGAGTTTCAAGATTTAGATAAAGCGTTTACTGGTTTTAGAGGTTCATTAAATAAATTAGGTATGCCTAGAGATCCTAATAATTTAAGACCAGGTAAAGGCACAGACGAATTATACAAAAATTTTGTAGAAAAACAAAAACCTTTTATGCAAGAAACAGTTCCACCCAGTCTTGGTTTTAAAGATTTTGATTTAGATATGTATGATCAAACAAAAAAAGCAATTGAAGAGGCAAAGGAAAAATTTGCTAGTGAAGATTTACAGAGAAAAGAAGAAAGAAAAACACCTTTTGATCTTAGTGATCCTTTCATGGCAGCAGATGGTGGTTTATCAGGTGGAGATAAATCAGGACCAGCACCAGAATCTGGACCCACACCTCATGGCGAGGAAGGGTTGCCAGGAATATTAAAACGTGTTAAGAAGATATAGGAGTAACAAATGGCAGATATAGATAAAGGACTCCCTAACACTCGTACGAAAATTGATATCCCTTCAGAAGAAGAGATGGCAGAAGAAGTTAGTGTTCAGGAAGAAGAAGCACAACAAAAAGGACCAGTCGAAGTAACACCAGAAGAAGATGGTGGGGCAACGATAGACTTTGATCCGGGAGCTATAAACATACCTGGTACAGAATCACATTTTGATAACCTAGCAGATATTTTACCAGAAGAAAATTTAGAACCAATTGGAAACGAAATGGTTCAAAATTTTATGGACTACAAAGCATCAAGAAAAGATTGGGAGAACTCATACACAACTGGTTTAGATTTATTAGGATTTAAATACGAAAACAGAACAGAACCTTTTCAAGGAGCATCAGGTGCAACACATCCAGTGCTTGCAGAAGCAGTTACACAATTTCAAGCACAAGCTTATAAAGAATTATTACCTGCAGACGGACCTGTAAGAACAGATATTATAGGTGCAAAAAATCCTGGAACAGAACAACAGTCTGAGCGTGTAAAAGATTATATGAATTATTTGATAATGGATCAAATGAAAGAGTATGAATCAGAATTTGATTCTATGTTATTTCATTTACCATTAGCTGGATCAACTTTTAAAAAAGTATACTACGACGTACCGATGGGTAGAGTGGTATCTAAGTTTGTACCAGCAGATGAATTAATCGTTCCGTATACAGCTACCTCATTAGATGATGCGGAATCGATTATTCATACAATAAAGATTTCAGAAAACGAATTAAGAAAACAACAAGTAAGTGGTTTTTATACTGACGTAGAGTTAGGTCCTCCAGGTACAGATGTTACAAATGGAGAACTTGATAAAAAAGAACGTGAATTAGAAGGCACAAAGAAAACAGGTAAGAATGAACCTGTATATACTTTATTAGAGTGTCATGTAAATTTAGACTTAGAAGGTTTCGAAGATGTTGGAGCAGATGGTGAACCAACAGGAATAAAATTACCTTATATCGTAACAGTCGAAGAAGGTAGTAGGAAAGTTCTTTCTATCAGAAGGAACTATGCGCCCGATGATCTAAAGAAAAATAAAATTCAATATTTTGTCCATTTCAAATTTCTGCCAGGACTTGGATTTTATGGCTTTGGACTCATTCACATGATTGGCGGATTGAGTCGTACGGCAACGGCGGCTCTCCGTCAATTATTAGACGCTGGTACTTTATCGAACTTACCTGCAGGATTTAAACAAAGAGGAGTTAGAGTTAGAGATGAAGCATCTCCAATACAACCAGGTGAATTTAAGGATGTCGATGCACCAGGTGGAAGTTTAAGAGATGCATTTTTTCCATTACCATACAAAGAGCCTTCACCAACATTATTAAATCTACTTGGTGTTGTTGTACAAGCTGGTCAAAGATTCGCGGCTATTGCTGATATGCAAGTGGGTGATGGTAACCAAGCAGCTGCAGTTGGAACTACAGTTGCATTATTAGAACGTGGTTCAAGAGTTATGTCTGCAATACATAAAAGATGTTATGCAGCGATGAAACAAGAGTTTAAACTATTATCAAAAGTAGTTGCACAATATTTACCACCAGAATATCCGTACGATGTTGTTGGTGGTCAAAGAAATATCAAACAAGCAGATTTTGATGACAGAATAGATATAGTGCCTGTTGCAGACCCAAATATATTTTCAATGAGTCAGAGAATTACACTTGCACAAACACAATTACAAATTGCTACATCAAATCCACAGTTACACAACATGTATCAAATCTATAGAAACATGTATAATGCAATTGGTGTAAAAAATGTTGATGCAGTTCTACCACCACCAGCGCCAATGGCACCGATGGACCCAAGTTTAGAACATATTAATGCGATGGCAGGAAAACCTTTTCAAGCTTTTCCTGGTCAAGACCATAGAGCACACATCACAGCTCATTTAAACTTTATGTCAACAAACATGGTTAGAAATAACCCTGCAATTATGGCTGCAATACAAAAAAATATACTTGAACACATATCAATTATGGCTCAAGAACAAGTTCAATTAGAATTTAGAGAACAAATGCAGCAAATAATGATGATGCAACAACAAGCAGCTATGAATCCACAAATACAAGCACAAATTCAAGACCTTACAAATCAAATTGAAGCTAGAAAAGCAGTTTTAATTGCAGAAATGACTGAAGAATACATGAAAGAAGAGAAAGAAATTACATCACAATTTGATAATGACCCTCTTCTAAAACTAAAATCACGTGAAGTTGATCTAAGAGCAATGGAAAATGAACGTAAAAAACAAAATGACGAAGCAAATCAAGATCTACAACGATCAAAATTAATGCAAGCACAAGAAATAGCGGAAGATAAGATGGAACAAAACGAAGATTTAGCTAAATTACGTGCTGGAGTCAGTCTTGCGAAGACTGGTGTACAACAAGCAGCAATACAAATAGACGATTAATATGCCATTAAACAAAAAAGGTAAAAAAATTATGAAATCTATGAAAAAACAATATGGTAAAAAGAAGGGTGAAAAGATATTCTATGCATCTAAGAATAAAGGTGTTATAAAAGGAGTAAAAAAAGGAGCATAAATGTTAAAACTAGATAAAATAAAAGAAGTTAAAGTTGGAGAACAGGAAACAGAGATTGATCCTAGATCAAAAACTACTGCAGACCAAGCTTATAACTTAATTGGCACTGGTGGACCTGAATTAGAAGTTCAAGGTCAGGGTGCAGTGCGATTAGAAAAGAAAAGAAGTTCTAAAGCTTACTAATTATGTGGTTTTCGGCAATTAAACTAGCCGTATCTGCTGGTAGTAAGATTTACGCTAACAAGCAGAAGGCAAAAGTAGCAATGTCAGACGCACAACTGCTACATGCAGAGCGTCAAGCTCGAGGTGAGGAAGCTTACCAGGGAAAATTGTTAGAGGCACGTCAATCAGACTACAAGGACGAGGCGGTTTTGATTATACTTACGTTGCCCATCTTGGTGCTCGCATATGGTGTCTTCTCAGATGATGCACAAGCGATGGACAAGATAAAAATCTTCTTTGAGCATTTCCAATCGCTTCCGAGCTGGTTCACAAATTTGTGGATCCTTGTCGTGGCGTCGATTTATGGTATAAAGGGTACACAGATTTTTAAAAACGGAGGCAAAAAATAATGTTTAAAAAATTTCAAAAAGGCGGCAAGTTCGCATACGAATTACTTGTACCCACAGTTAAAAAAAATTTAAAAGAACGAAGAAAACATTTTGAAGATGTTGTCAAGGGTACAGATAAATACACAAAAAGTTTAACTGACGAAGCTAAAATTGCTGTTAAAAAAAATGTGTCTCCAACAGTTTCAAAAATTTCTAAAATTGTGGATAAAAAAGATAAAATTGAAAATAAAGCTAAAGGTGGCAGAGTTGGTTTAAAACGTGGAACTGGTTTGATGAAGAAAAAATCAAACATACAAAAAATAAACGAAGCATTTGCTCCAAGAGTTTCTAAAAATAAAAAAGCATCAAAATTTGGAATGCTATCTGTAAAAGCAGGGATAGATAAAAACCCTAGTCCAACACAAGCAGATAGAATAGCTGGTGCTAAAATGAAAAGCAAAAAGAGGTTTGTATAATGGCTAAACTATGTCCAAGAGGTAAAGCAGCAGCAAAACGTAAATTTAAAGTTTACCCGTCTGCATACGCGAACATGTATGCATCAGCAGTATGTTCAGGTAAAGTTACACCAGGTGGCAAGAAGAAAAGAAAAAAAGCTATGGGTGGTGGAATGATGGACAGAACTATGTATAGCAATGGTGGAGCTGCATCTAAAAAAGGTTTTGTAGCTAAAGGTTGTGGAGCAATTGCAAAAGGAAAAGAAAAAAGAACTAGGGTGGTCTAGTGAGAACCTACTATTCAAAAGGTGGCGGACTAAGAGAATGGGTCAAACAAAACTGGGTCGATATTGCAAACAAGCGGCCAGATGGTTCTTACCCGAAGTGTGGAAGAAGTGGTGGAGAAAAAAGAAAAAATTATCCAAAATGCGTGCCTATTGCAAAAGCAAGAGCGATGAGCAAAGGGCAGCGTGCGGGTGCCGTAAGAAGAAAACAAGCAAAAGCGAATACAGGCCCTACACCTAGTAGAGCTGCAACATTTGCAAAGAAAAAGAAAAAGAAAATGGCATAATGAGAAAAGAATATTCAAAAGGCACAATGCCTGCAAGAAACAAAAAGAACTTCAGATCAACGAAGTCTGGAGCAGGAATGACAAAAGCTGGGGTCGCTGCTTACAGAAGATTAAATCCTGGCTCTAAACTAAAAACAGCGGTCACTGGCAAGGTCAAACCAGGATCTAAAGCTGCTAAAAGACGTAAATCATTCTGTGCGAGAAGCGCAGGACAGATGAAAAAGTTTCCCAAAGCCGCAAAAGATCCTAATTCAAGACTAAGACAGGCTCGCAGAAGATGGAAATGTTAACATGAAAAAACAAAAAATGATGGGTGGTGGTATGATGAGAAAAGATACCATGATGAAAAAAGGTGGAAAGATCCCTCCACAATTAAAAAAGTTCGTTATGGCTAAGAAGAAAAAAGCCGCAATGAAAAAGAAGAAGGCATAATGAAAAAAGCAAAAGCAAAAATAAAAAAAGTTATCAAAGGTCTGAAGAAGGCATCTAAGTTACATGCTGGTCAGGCTAAAACTTTAAAAGGAGTCATAGGTGGCCGATCCAAAAAAGGGAACGGGAAAAAAGCCTAAAGGCTCAGGTCGAAGACTTTATACGGATGAGAATCCTAGAGATACTGTCCGTATAAAATTCGCAACCCCGGCAGATGCGAGAGCAACTGTTGCAAAAGTAAAACGTGTGAATAAACCCTTTGCACGTAAGATACAAATATTAACAGTGATGGAACAGAGGGCTAAAGTCATGGGTAAAAGCCAAGTTGCATCGATTGCTAAGAAAGGAAAAGATGCAATTAGAAAACGTAATAAATCGACTGCTTAAATTTATTAACACTCGATTACAAGCATTATCTATGACTGTCACATCAGGAAGTGTT